GAGAAACCAGACAACCGCGAGCCTGGCGGACAGCAACGAAGGCACCCACAGCGGCTTAGCCGGCTGTGGGGGTGGGCGTCACCCACCATGAAAAAATGATAGTAGAGAAGTCGTTCTCTGCCTCGGGGCCTTACCGAGTGAGATTAAGGAAAAGATTCTAGAGTTTTATCTGGACGATGAATGTTGGGACGTCTCTCCATTCACAAATGAAAGTGACCACGTTTATGGCTGGGATCATGATAATATAGATTATCCATGTGTTTCTCCAAGCGTTGTATCACCAGTCTTTGCGAATGCCCGCATCCCACGATGTGAAACCATAATTCCTAGAATCCTAGATCAGGAGGAGCACCTTCATAGAATCGGTCTATGCCGAGGCTATCGCCGTGCGCAGAGTGCAGGTGTGCGGATGTTGTTCAAGTTAGCAATCATGGCCCAACTTTTGAGTTTGGTGCCGGTGGTTGGGGCTTTTCAATTCCGTTGGCTAGCAGCTCAATCCCTGATCGAATACATGTTGGAAGTTGGTTGGTCTAAGCTGACCCTCCTCCTCTTTGCCGGTCGTGAGTTGTTAGTTCACAACGGAGCATTTTTGTATGTCACTTTGAGTGATTTCTTAGTTGATTACAAACATGTCTGTTGGAACTTGGCATACAAAGCAGTTGGTGTAGAGAACAGAGGGAATAATTGGGCCTACTGCCGGGAAACCACTGCTAGCGGTCTTTGTTGGCTGCCTGGCATGTTTAGTCTCTCTGGTTTTAATGTGGACTACCGTTATTGGGTGACCTTTTTCGGAGGATCGCATAAACAAGAGGAGCTCGCCAAGGATAGAGTAGATTTGCTCGCCTCGATCCTAGTGGTTCTCTGCCCTATATTGTTGATTAGCCTAGTTGGTTTATTTTGGTATTTTATCAATGGCTGCAAGCGTCTCTTGGCATTCTATAAAAGGCGTGCTTCATTGAGATCTGTCAGTTATGATCACATACCGATTGTGCCACCTGTGCAACCCTTCAGATGGGGTCCACATGCGTTTGAGTTTGAGATGTCGATTGTGGGCTCTACGCCCCACAGAGCTAAGCATTTAAGTAGCCTTATGGTCATACTACAAAAGACAGAAATTGATGGCGTCACGAAAGTGGTGCCTCAAGGCATGGCTTTTAGAGTCAAGGACTATTTGGTTACTGCTAAACATGTGTTGGACAGTTGTTCAAACAATCCCGGTCCAGTCTTTGTTTGCAAATTTGAGGAAACTGATAAGGGAAGTGTACCCTGTTCTTATAAAGCCGTTGAGGTAGATTTTGAGCAATACAACTCCCTGATAACCGAGGAAGTCGGGATTCAGCTTGATTTAAGTTTGTATGACATGGGCAAAAACTGGTTCTCGACCCTTGGAGTCGGAGCTCTACCAATTGGAGTTTGTCTTTGGGAGGCCTCAGTCAACACCTATGGATTGGTTAAAGATCCTGTGCTCAAAACCGCAACGGGACGCGTCCTTAAAACAGACAGCGACTCGCTTTTCGGTCGAGTGCAGTATGCTTGTACTACTCTAGGTGGTTGGTCTGGTGGACCCGTCCTATTGAACAAAAAAGTAGTAGCGATGCACCAGAGGCAAAAGACCAAATCGAATGAGGGACTCAATATTGCTGTGATCTCTTTTCTTATCGGACGGTATGAAAATGCTCGTGATGAGGCCACACCTGATTTTTATTGGGATAAGGTCCATCGAGTAGTACGCAACCGTTGGGGAGAAGAAGTTGAGTTTGAAAGAGTCCCTTGGCATGACGAATACTATATGCTAACAAACCCCCGTAATGGGCGGGTCACCTACGAGTACTTCGATGATTTTGAAGATTATGTAGACCGTGGTGGTAACCCTAACTCGTGGAGTTTAAGCTATATAGATGAGTGTGCAGTTCGAGACGATCCTTTGGTTCTATCTGCAGCAGCCCCAGTGGTCCCTCGACCACCCAGTCGCCCTGTTTGTTTTGATTTCCCAAAAGAAGTCCCGCTGAAACTAGAATTAGTCTCAGAGCGGCCCATTGTGCCACCGAAATCGAAGAAAGAGGACCCTCGAACCCTGATGTTTGTTGATTTTGAGGGAGCTAAAAAGCTTGGCTACGATCCAGAGAAATATCAGTTTCCCGACTTTGGGGACGCTGCTAAAACTCGTCGTATGATCAAGACATCAGCTTCTAAGTATTTAGACAATTTCGTCAGAAGGTTCCAGAGATGTAAAGAGCCATCGGAAGAGATGCAAAGGAAAGCTATGGACATCGCGTTTTCAATGTTGACCCCTCTCAAGTACCAGGCAGTTAAGAACCCTTTGTCGCTATCGAATGTGCAGTCTATTATTAATAGCAGCCGTATCGATGCGACTAAGAGTCCAGGCTACCCGTACATGGATGAAGGTTATACGACTAATGGAGATGTCATAGCTGCTGGAGGTCTCGCCGAAAAGGTTTTACAGTCGGTTGGGCAAACGTCACCTGCCAATATATTTGGAAAGGATGAGGCAATGAAAGCGGAAAAGTTGGCAAAAGAGCAAGTGCGATTGATACATGGAGTGGGATTGAACGACCAAATCAAAACCCATGCTTACTTCGCAAACTTCAATGATGCTATGGTAGAGAACTACAGCAGGAGTCCAGTTATGGTAGGGTGGAGTCCCTTAAAACCAGGAGATGGACAAATGCTGTTTAAGGCTTTAAACCGAAACTCTAAGAGATTCAAAGTTGTCAGTGATGATGCGAGCGAGTGGGATTATTCCTTCCAGAAGTTTTTAGTACGAATGACTAAAGAGGTTGTTATTCGGTTAGCGGTCCGTGGTAAGGACATGACTGAAGAAGAGTTTGAAAAATGGAAAGCTGATGCCGGTGAGCAATTCGACTCACAGTTTAAAATCCAAT